TTGATCTTCTCTTTATCTGGAGAGATTGCAGCAGTCATATCGAAGATAGAAACAGATTCTGTTTTATTAACCCAGTTATCTTCCCATCCCGGAGGAACTGCTAGAATGTTATTCTTTGAGTTATTGTTCCAGATAACTGTCCAACCTCTGTCGTTATGACGAGCAAGCTGGTGCATATCTTTATCCCCACTGATGATAATACAATTCTCTCCAATAGAGTTAAAGTAGTCTGACCAGTAATAAAGAAGGTCATCACCCTCCGCACCTTTTACCTTCGAGAAGACAAATCCCTGGTTTTCCAACTGATGTCCAAACTCGGTCATTAGGTCAAAGAAGATTGTCCAGTCTACAGTTTCATCTTTCACACGATTAGACTTATAACCACCATCTTCTATTTCAACGTCTTTTCTCCAGGATCTGCTATCGGAGGTGAAGACCAATCTACCACCTTGGGGAAGTAGTTTAAGTCCAGCACACAAGTCCGTAGCAACCTTACGGATGAACATTGCTTGTTCTCCGGATGTTCCGAGAACTTTAGAAGGATCTTTCAATCCGAATCCACCAAAGACCCCGAAGGTCTTGTGGAAAATATAGTTTCCGTCTACAAGTATATTAATCATTTTTTCTTATATAAAAATATACGTTCCCAATGTCCCCGATGTCAGTAAAATTTGGATCTTTTATCTCACAGTCAAAGTCATCAAAATTCAAAAAATCTACATAGTCTGCTTCAAGCCTTCTTTTAACATCGTCTGCATCTCTTCTTCCCTCCAGTCTCGTTCTTCTAGTCTCTTCGTCAATGTTTAGATAAACAATCGTAGATTCTTCCCTGTCCTTCTTATTGAGCTTGGCTACTCCTCCTGGAGTCATAATAAAAAGATTAGATTTATTAAACTCATCCATCGAAGTACCATAAAACCAACTATTAAAGAAAACTCCCTCATAGAAAGATTCAGCCATCTCGGTAAGTTTAGAGCTTTCTATAAACCAATAATCTTTTCCATTTTCTTCTCCTTCTCTTATTGGACGGGTTGTGTGAGACACACAATATTTAAATCCCTTTCCTACTAGAATTTTTCTGAGGTGATCTTTCCCAGATCCACCCTTTCCTACTATAATTAATCTTTTTTTCATTTTTTACTTCCAAAAGGCCTGTATTAAAATAATCAGAACGGATAGGCCTATACAAACTCCATTCTTGATTGAAATGTTCTCTCCTAGAAAAATGTGGGTCAAATAAGTAAAAACAAATATTCCGACAGAAAACTGAATTAACCTATAAGACCAAGCACTACCAAAAGACTCTATCCCGTATTTTGCTGCAAAGACAAAAGCGAAAGAAACGAAAGAACCAAAGATTAGAATATTAACCCAAAGATTATTTCTCATCCATTCGAACCTAGCCTGTGCAAACTGCTGGAACCAAGCTCCGGCTTGTCCTAAAATGATTAAAATGACAGACAGAATTGCTGTCTTATTCATCATCTTCTCCTTCTGAAGTCTCTTCAAAAACTTCTTCACTTGGTCCTTCCTCAACTAGATTCTCAAGATATTGGAATTTTTTCTCCGCTCTTTCTCGTGAAGGAAGAGTCCAAGCCCATTTACCAAAGTCTTCGTTAGCAGGAAATACTTCCCTCTCGTTTAACTGAATTCCAAATACCACTTTGGGTTGATCTACTTTGATCTTAAAAACCTCATATGCAGCCACAAATCCATCTTCTGCATCAGTTTGTTTGTAAATAAGAGCTTTAGTTCCTCTTTTTTCTAGATCATAGAAAAATCCTTTTCTTCTGATTCTTTCCGGTAGTAGTTCCATTAGTCGACTAGTTTTTGAATTTGGAAAAATAGAGAAAGCAGGGAGACCACAGGGTCAATTACTGCAGTTCTCTGGGCTTGATGCGAAGCAACCAATACAATGGTAGCTGGAATAATCTTAGCCTTGTCGGGGTGATTCTTTACTATCCAGTCGATAAATTCACCTCCTAGAGAAGTCATAACGTCATCTACTTTAGTAGAATACTGCCCAACAAGAACTTGATAGTTGTTTACTGGATCTTTGGAGGTCATAATCATCTTGTAAAGGTCTTCATAAGACCAGTTTGCTTCTTTAACCTTAGCAAGATCCAGCTGAGTTACCCCTTCAATAGACCAGGACTGAATTCTATTCAAAGCAGATCTAAAGTCTGGAAAATAAGACTTTTCAAATGCAGTCAAAGAATCATCATCGATAGTGATTCCCAACTTACCTAGAATTAGTCTTACCCTAGATCTCCATTCTTCCTTGATTAGTTCCTCTTCTTCTGAAGTAGAAGGATCAAAGTTAATAACTTCAAATCTACTTTGGATTGCATCTGGAACCTTATTGATATAATTGCACGTAGCAACGAATCTCGTGTTGCCTGCGAACTTTTCGATTGTTCCCCTTAGTGCTTTATAGAATTGATCTGAAGCTCCGTCAAACTCGTCTAAAATGACTACCTTCTTGGAGGATTTTCCATCCAATACGGAGATGTTAGAACAAAAGTCATTGATCTTGTTTCTGATTGTATCCACCGAGCTTTCGTCGGACACGTTGATAAACATGTGGGGAAGATCTTTTGCTAGAATCTTTGCAAGAGTTGTCTTTCCACATCCTGGAGAACCTGCCAAAAGAACGTTTTGGTTTAGCCCTTTGTCTTCAAATAGGACACGAATTCTCGGAGGGAGAATCATATGTCTTATTTCTTTTGGTCTTAATTTTTCTGTTAATAGATCTTGGATCATAGATGTTAATTATAGTGGTATGGGGATCGTTAGTTTCTGATTTTTAAAACATCTTAGTCATATCATCCGCCTGATCTTTATCGTTTCGAATCTCTATGAAGCGGGGTAAGAATAAACTACGTCCGCCAAACTTATCAGTGATAGGCTCATTATACTGGATGGCTGCAATCTTTCCAATTAGAGAGTCTGGATTTTGACTTAGCTCTTGAAGATCTTTATCGGTAAAGCCAGATCCGATCCTAACCTCTAAGGTTCCACTAGAGTCTTTACAAATAAATCCACCAATGAATCCTTCTCTCTTTCCTTCTCCGGGGAACCAGCCAGTGATTTCTAGATCACAGTCTTGAATCTGTTTTAGCTTTACCCAGTTTCTGCTTCTCTTACACTCGTAGACGTGGTCTTCTGGTTTTAGGATTACGCCTTCACCTCCCATCGAAACTATCAATTTATAGATTTCTTGTGTTTCTTCCATCGATTCTACAACCCATTGTCGAGCTAATTTTACAGGACTTTCATCAGATAAGAATGATGTTAGAAGTTGAAGTTCTTGTCTTCTTTTAATAAAGGTAGTATTTCCTTTTCCTGTCTTTAGAACATCGGATTTTTCAATATCAAAAACATTAAAGATAAATTCCTTATCGATGTCATTTGGAGCAGTTCCCTTAAGGATCTGTGTTACTTTTCCAGAAACCGATTTTCTGTTAAGATCAGTAAGTTCTCCGTCAAAAAATACATCTGAGATTACGTTAGCACCATGAAGCATTTTAATCAATTCAGATTCTATTCTAGAAAGTTTAACTTTGTCCAGCTCATTAAAAGCTCGGGTGTAGAATTGAAATCCAGTTTCTCTGTTTCCGACTGCAATTACCCTAACTCCATCATACTTTTCTTCGCAGTAGATCTTTTTCCATCCAGCTACTTCTTTCTGGTCATCCGAAGCTAACATTACAGAAGGATCGGGAATTAGCTCTCTTCCAACTGCTTTATTAATTAGTTTAGCACCAATTCCAATGTTCATTCTCTTAGTTAGAATCTTCATTAGAATATCTCTAAGAGCAAGATCCATTTTAGGATCTTCGTCAATCACTGTGTTTATTAGAAAATTAGCTCTCTGTCTCAAAGAATCGTTTGCAGCAGGAGCCTTTTTAAGATCTTCTATTAGATCTCTAAAAACTTGAAACCCCGGAAACGAAGAAGGAGGAATAATTCCTCTAGTTTTTTCCATCTCCAACTTATGGAGTTTTGTAGTAATAAATGGGTTAAAGCAAACATCTATGATGTATAGCATTTCTTCGGACAGATTTTCCGAAATAAGTCTTTGTTTTTCTTTTTGAGATCCGTTACCGGTTAAAAGCTCAACTTCTAAGAGGACTGCTAATTCTTTCTTCATGTAGATTATTATTATCTACATGAATATACGGTCTCTTTTATAAAGTGAATGATTCCCCTTCTGCTCCACCCTCTGCACCTCCGCCTTCCTTCTTAGCTTTCTCCGCCTCCTTAGCTTCTGCTTCCTTATAGACTTTATTCTTATCAAACTCATCTTTGGAAAGAGGTACAAATCTTCTAATTAAGAAGTCCTTATCAAAGTAAGGCTTTTCTTCCTCGCCAACCTTCATCTTCATTTCACCTAATGCAGTAACAAAATCGGTTGCTTTGGTCAAGTGTGCTAGATCTAGAAGTTTTGAGAATTGATTCTCGCTATAGTAATCTAAACCAAGATTTGCCTTGAAACTTCTGTCTTTAGAAAGTTCAGGGAAATCTAGACACATTTGGATATAAAGAGGCTTAACGACTATCTCCTGGAAGATAGATCTAAGTCTAGTTAAGAATTTTTCAAATCTAATTTCGTCTCTTTCCAGCTGGTCGATCGAAATTTGATAGTTAGCAGGAGTTGCTCCTCTACCAGCAAATCTAGCATATGGAATCTTAGAATCCAATTTCAATTTATTGTAGAAATAAATTACATTTTCCATTACGTTAAAATCCGGTCCATTCGCGTTTAGAACGTCAATCTGAGGAGACTGACCATCTTTTTCTGGGAATAGATAGTTCTTGTAGAACTGGATCTTAGGAGTTCCATTCACTAGAAGTTCTCCTGAGGTATCGTTAATAGAAACTTCTTCCTTATAAGAAGACATCAACTGTCCAAGAGTTTGCATTGCTTTTTGTTGGGACTGTGTTCCAACAGGAATGACAAACTTTAATCTATAAGAGGCATTCATAACGTTCCAGATAACTCTGGTGTTCTCCATAACTCTTAGAATGTTGTAGGATCTAATTAGTCTTTCAACATAGCTAACTCTAGAAATAGAATTACCCTTAGCATAAGAAATGTAGATGATCTGCTCAGATTTTAATTTTCTAGAGAGCTGAGAATCCTTAGGATACTGAATCCAAATTTGTTCAAATGATCCATCTGGAGCTTTCTCTGTGTGAGGCTGAAGTGAAGTTGGATCAAGTTCTTTGAATCCCACTATCTTCTTTCCATCTGTTGAATATACAATCTCAAAAGCTAAGAATCCGTCAATCAAGAATTGCTTAAATAGCTGCCAAGCCAGATTGTTCTGTTGGAATGCATATAGCATGTAGATGGTCTTAAAGTTCTCGTGAACTTTGTCCAGAATTTTATCCTTTAGATCGATGTTATTTAAAAGAGGTTGGCAAAAGAAATTTTTATCGTCATAGTTAACTGCTTCGTCAGAAACTGTTTCTAAGATAAAATCAATCTCTCCATTAAGTGCAAATTTTCTAAGAAAATCTCTCTTTCCTAAATAATCTTTATCAAAGTAAGCAATGTATTTTCTGATTCTGGTGTCCTGATAACCAAGAGTCCAGTAGAAAGCACTATCATTTGTAAATCCATTTCCCTCTTCCGAGAACATTTGGGATTCGGTTTGCCCAATAGTCTGGGAATTACGAATAACCATGTCTTCGTATTGCATTCCGAATTTACCAATTCTACTCAAATTTTTGTAGAGCTGGGTAACGAATCTATTCTGAGGGTTTGAATCTAAAAATCCTGCCATTTATCTTTTTTATGCTGGTGGTGCTGCTGGTTCTGCTGGTGCTGCTGGTGCTGCTCCTGCCGCTGGTGCTGCTGGTGCTGCTCCTGCCGCTGGTGCTGCTCCTTCTTTCTTTTTCTCCTCTGCCTTCTTTTTGGCTTCGGCATTTGCCCTTATATCGTCGGAAGTAAGTCCTAAATAATTTTCAACCAAGTAAGGTACAGAGAAAAATCCTCCCCCCGTATCATCGGTCAGAGCAATCAACTTGTCTACGGATTCTTTCTTCTTCAAGATAATCTCCATTTCTTGGTTTCTCTTGAACGGGTTATCCGAAACATAATCTAAACCAAGTTGGCTCTTGAACATGTAATCCTTTTCCAATTCAGGAAAATCTTTACACATTTGGATCCAAAGGGGTTTAATTAGAATATCCTGGAATGCAGTTCTAAGTCTATTGATAAACTTAGCAAATCTAATCTCCTGCTTATCAAGTCCTTCTGCAGAGTTTGCATACTTACCCATAGATCCTCCGTCCGGACCATTAAATCTAGAGTTTGGAACTTTAGACTCGTTAATTAACTTATCAAAGAAATATGCTAATGGAGCAGGATCATTCAAATTTGGACCAACATTATTTAGAGGTTCAATAGTGGGAGTACCATTAACTCCAGAAGGCATTAAGTAGTTTTTAAAGAATTGTATCTTCGGTGCTCCGTTAACATAAAGCTCCCCACTCTGGTCGTTTAAGCTAATGTCTTCTTTATAGATGCTCATTAGTTCACCAAGTGTTTGCATCCCTTTTTGTTGAGATCTAGTTCCAATCGGAACTGTCATCTTCATTCTAAAAGAAGCATTCATTACCGACCAGATCACTCGGGTATATTCTATAATCCTGAGTATATTATACGGTCTAATTAATCTCTCGGTGTAACTTACTCTCGAAACTGTATTTCCCTTAGCATAAGAAATATAGATAATCTGAGAGTCATACAACATTCTCTTCCTTCTAGGGTCTTTAAAATACTGCCACCAAACATTAAGATATGTCCCATCATTCTGCTTTTCAACAGAAGGCATAAGAGTCATAGCATCAATCTCTTTAAATCCTATAATGTTTTTCCCCTTGTCGTCATAGATAATTTCAAATGCAACATAACCATCGACTAAGAATTGTCTAAAATATTGCCAAGCACTGATGTCATCAGTAAATCCGAACATATCATAGAGTTTCTTGTAATTCTCGTTAATCTTATCAATAACTTTTTCTTTTAACCCTGTTAAATTCAGGAAAGCTGGATAAGCAAAGAAGTTATGGGAATCATATGAAATTGCTTCGTCGTTGACTACATCCAAGATAAATTCAATCTCGGGGTTCAGAGAAAATTTTCTGAGATAATCTCTTTTCCCTTTATAATCTTTATCGAAATAGGAAACATATTGCTTTGACGTAGTATCTTGCCTAGCCAAAGCATATAACATGGTCTCGTCCTCGATTAGACCCTTCTTAAGAAATGCTGCTTCCGTTTGACCTATGGCTTGGGAGTTTTTAACCACCATGTCACCATAATTTAGCCCAAAGTTACTTAGATTCTTTACAGAATCTCTAATTCTTTGGAAGATAGGACTACCTTGTGGATTTTCTAAAAAACCTGCCATTTATGCTTTTTGTCTTTAATTTATAGACCAATTTATTTATTTAATTTCGATCTATAGTTAGTATATATCTCGTTAATGGATAACCCCTGTATGGAAGAATATTTCAGGAAAGGAAGCTTATACCAGTCAGAGTAGTCGATCCATCTTATGTTTTTCATAAACCTATATTTAAATCCAACGGAAGAGGAGGAATATCCAGTTCCGCTAAATAGTCGGGAAATACTTTTAGAATCAATTCTGATTGGATTTGGGGCATTTCCGGTCTCTGTTTTTTTAATTCCTTCCTCAATCGAAGGCTGGAATTGATCCCAAAATTTCTGGAGAATCTCCAATCTTTGCTCCGGAGGGGTCGTTGTTAAATCAATAGACTTAACGACTATATCTTCTCCTATTTTCTCAGAAGAAATATAAAGAATGAGTGGGTTCCTGTTTATAAAAGGAGATTTGTCGCTTAACTCCGAATTCGTTTCATATGAAAAGAAATAGATACTTCCTGGAATTAAAGTGCCATCAAATTTATATTCAGCTCCCTTACCATCAACCCCGTACTTTTCCAGAAAATATAGATCTGTGCTAGTGGAGAGGGACGAAACTGATGTGGCAGACTTTCTGTATTCTATTATTTGTTCTCTAAAATCCATTTATTTTTATGGGCTTTTGAATAGGAAATTTTCATCAATTACACCGAAATTATAATCTCTTCTTGCTGCCCAATCTTTGGCTGCTTTGAATTTGGCCTGATTAGTGATCCATATCTGCATTTTTTGATTGTAAGCTTTCAGCTTTGCAAGAGTTTCTGGCGGTGTTATTACTGGCTTTTTATATTGGGATTCTGGTTTAATCTCCACGATCCATTCTGCTTCAGTTCCGTCATCTTTCAGAACTTTCATATAAAAGTCCACATTATAAATGTGTTCTTTCTTGTCTAGAGGATTATAATAAGGAATTTGAAGTGGCTCGGAAGACCACTTTAGAATTTTTTCATTAGTGTCACAATATTTACAGAATCTAAATTCCCAGGAGGATCTAAAGATAATATTATGATGATCACCGATGTATTTGTCAGGATAAAGAGGTTCGTAAAGGCCTGACTTATATAATCCATTCGGCTTTACTTTCTTGATCGACATATCTTAAACGTTGTAAGAATTTTCTTCCCCGGTAATATGGGAAAAGGGAATAGTTTTTGGAGACTTTGGCGGATGAATCTTCTTCCATCCTTTTGCAAATCCATTTTTCGCAATCTGAGTATAATATGCAAAAGGATTATTGGATTTTGCTGGATCAAATCTATTCCAATATTTACAGAGATCCTCCATAGCAAAAGCCATGCAGTCTTCCTTGTCCTCCGGATCTTTATATGCCATCTTTTTTGATATACCATTTATCATAAGATAGAACATACTTATAGTTTCTGGAGTCAAGGTTCCTTTTTCCTTGGACTCCAAAATTGCTCTCATTAATTCTGAGTTTTTAACGTAGTCTGCCATTTTTAATATTTCTTAGCGTAAAAAATAAATCCGCACTTAATGTATTATATCATTTAGTGCGGATTTGGTTTCGGGAAGTATCCCTCAATTATTCCATATCAAACCAGCTCTTTTCTCCAGGTTCTGGAGCCTTTACTGCTGGTCTATAAGCTCTATCTGTTGTTCCAGTTAGAATTTTATTGATACTTCTATCAATTGCATCATAATCAACCTGTTGAGATCCTGCAGGTTCTTTAACTACTCTTCTCATTAGCTGATTGTTAGCACCAAGAAGTCTAGTTTTGATTAGAGTTCTAAGATTACCATAGATTTGACCATCAGTCAAATTAGGCTTATCTACACTCTTGTGCCAGTCTTGAAGTACATCCTTAAGAGTTGTAGCTATTACTTCGTCGAATTGTTCGTCACTTAGATTTGACCATCTTCTTCTAAATTCTCCATAAGCTACAGAATTGATCAATTCAACAAGCATTTTAGCAAGTTTGTGTGTTACAGTTCTAACAGGTCTACGAGGATTTCCTAAAACTTTGATGTAAACGGTTTCTCCTTCGGCAAGAGATTTTTTAACCTCGTCTGCTAATTCTTTTTGATCGATGAATTTTTTAGCTTCGAAGATAATACCTTCGAAATAATTATCGGGTTGAACGTCGATGAAGATATTTTCTCCTAAAAAGATTTCTCCCTCTAGAACAAAGTCTCCAAAAGATTTAAGATTCTTCATTATTTTTTAATTGCTTTTTTTGCTTGCTTTCTAGCTTCGTCTCCAATTTTATTTAGAAACTTAACATAGTCTACGGATTTAGTTTTAGTCAAAGGATAATCACCAATAAGATCGGATTTAATCCCCGAATCCTTTACCATGATTGTAGATTTTATTCCTTCAATGTCTCTAGAAAGATTTTCACCACTTTCCTTGTATCCATAAGCTTTGGTAGCCATGTCAATGAAGTTCTTTTTGAATAGAGGATTTACAGCTGATTTTCCTGCTGGGCCTTTTCCAAATGCTTCAAATAATTCAGATTCGTTAATTTCTGAGTAAGATTTTAGATTTTTCATAGTGATCTATATATCAATTTTATTCTTTGTCTTCTCCCTCTTCATCTTCATGAGAAATGAGTGCATCTTCAGACTTTTTGGGCTTTCCGTCTGGAGCTACACTCATCTTTCCTTCTGAGCTTTCTATGTCAGGATTGGATTTTTTACCTTCTGCTTCCTCGTTTTCTGGAGCAAAAGACCAAACCTTACTAAGAGCCGACTTTAATTTTTTTTTAATTCCGGAGAAGGTCTTTCAAATCCTTCGTTTAGATCTTTAAGCATCTTTTGGATCTCTTCAGAATCTTTATTCTTTAAGATATAATCTTTAACATTTTCTAGAGTTAAATTCTCTACGCTTTCACCAAGATTGTATCCCATCTCTGCATTAAGTTCATAATCAACTTCACCATCTGCACCTTTTGAAGGCGTTTCTGCTAGATCTGCAGTATCTAAATTATCGATGTCTGCATTATTAGAAGCTTTAGGATCAAGATACTCAACTTCGTATCCTGCATCTCCTTCTACTTTACCTGGTGATGTAGCAAAATTTGGATCTGTTGTATCTTTAGAAGGAACTTTTGAACCTTTTTCTGGAGCTACTACCAATTCTGCAGTGTCCAAGTTATCAATTTCTGGGCTGCTAGCTTTTGGAAGGTTAATCTTAATTGCATATCCTGCATCTCCAACTTGAGATCCTGGAGCAGTAGCAAGCTCTGGATTTAATTTAGAAAGATCTGACTCGTCCATTTTAGATTTTCCCGATCCTGGTGCAACTGCTAAGTTAGCATTTCCAACGATTTCAGGTTTCTTAGAAGCTTTAGGATCTGGATATTCTACTTTGTAGTCTGCATCTCCTTCTTCTTTACCTGGTGTAGTAGCCAGATTCATAGCCTTTAAACCGGACTTTTCCCATTCTGTAGCCATGTTAGTTCCTTTAGGTTTTCCTTGTGGAGCTGTAGCTAGAGAAGGTTGGTTAGACTCTTCTAAGTTATATCCGATTTCATCGTTAACTTCGTAGTCGGTTGGTTTGTTTTTGCTATCTGGTGCTTCTTCTAGATTTGCATCTTTAAGATTCTCGACGTCTTTTTTTCCGTCTTGCTCTTGTGTCTTAGCAGATGGAGCTGCTGATGTGCTAGCCTTTAAAACCTGAGCTGGAGTTTTACCATGAACAAGTTTACCGGTAGATGGTGCTTTTGCCAAAGGTGTACTAGATTCTTTTACACCTTCTCCCTCTTCTGCATTTTCGTCAGAAGATTTTTGGAAAGCATCTTCAAGATCTACGATATCTTCTACTCCAAAATCACCAGTTTTTCCGCTGTCTAAAAGAACAGTATAAGAACCTGATGTTGTATCTACTGAAATGATCTTTCCAGTATTTCCATTTTCTTTAACTTTAACATAGTCACCAACTGTGAATTTAGAATCTTCCATTAGATTTTCAATCTCTGTTGGATTGTTCTCGATAGAATCTAGTTCTGC